GAGATCGCAAATCAATTTGTCCCTGCCCGCCCCGCTGCCGCGCCGGACGTTCTGGACTGTTCCCTTAGTGTAGCTCGCGTAGTTGGACGCATCTACACCTACGGGCGGGTGATCGTCTGTCACGGGTTTTCCTTCGAAGGACGCGATCGCAGCAGGTTTTAACACCTCGCTCTCCTCGCGGTACACCTTAAGGAATCCGCCTCCGGTATCAGAAACGCCGAGCTCCTGCGGCATGTATTCCTGCATCCCCGTGCGACAGATTGGGACACTGTGACACACGAGGAACCCCTCGGGCGTCTTTGTCATGTGGGGCGAGAATCTTGCCCCGTAGAATGCTTTCAATGGACATTCCCCCTTCAAAATGGCATAAGAAAAGCACCCTCGCGGGTGCTGAATGTTTTTTTGTTACTCTACAAGCCCAATCGTTTTCCATTCCCCATAAAGTTCTGCTTTACGCCTCTCCATCCGTTCGGCCTCTTTAGGGGCTGCATATTCTGACTGGACTTTGTAGTACCAGCATAAGCTAAATGGATTCGGCTCGACTTCTCCATTTTTTATGAGTTTCTTTTCTTGATCGTTGAGCGTTGCAAGGAATTGTTCTTTCTTAGTCATCAAGAACCACCTCCTCATATGTAATGATTTTTCCTCCCTGCTTCTCTATCTTCATTATCCGAGTTTTGGTTCCTTTGTCAAGCAAGAATTCATTCTCGCACTTATAGGAAGAAACAGAGGCGATGTAGCCTCCGGTGGCCTTTTCTGGAACAAAGAAATGACGAACTACAGCTTTTGCTCCTTGATCTCCATATGTCCCTCCTTCCGTCGGAGTGGTTGACAGAAACGCTTTATTTTCAAAACTTAATCCATGTTCCTGCATTTTTTGGAGATCTTCAATAGTGGCGCCATGGGGATTATGCTTCGTTGCCCAGTCCATCAGTGTGCACTTCCGACACACCCACATGTCAGGATGTTCCATTTTGGAAAGTCCTGAGCTGATGTTATCTACCTTCTCTTGAAGTGCTTCCTTGGTATATTCTCCCCACCCCTCGACTTTTCCATAACACAGATACTCCCGTAAATGCTTCGATCCTTCTGTGTACCGATTGACAGATTTTTCTTCTGCTTCACTAAATTTTGATACCTGCTTTTTCCCGTATTCGCTTTCAAATTTCTCGAATGCAGGATCTGTGATTTGTCCTTTGCTGTTGGACGCATATAAACACAGTGTTCCTTTTGGAGTACTAACTCCCGTATCTGCCTTAAAAAGCGGCTTGGACATAGTCTTTGTCTGGAACTGGCCTGACGTTTTCATCTTTTGTTGTTTCGACGCTTTAACCTTAGGAGTTTTAGTTTGTTGAGATTCTAGTTTTTCCTTCTGATTCTGTTTACTGACATTTTTCGGTCCTTCCCCCAAAGATTCTTTAGATTTTTCTTTCGGTATGAACTCATGCTTCGCCTTTCCGGTCCATTCCTTTCCAACAAATTTGCCGCCCGCACCGCCATCAATCTTACCCTCCGTCAGATGGACTTTCGAGCCGTTGATCGTTCGCCAGTTCTTCGGGTCGGGGTCCTTCGGGTGTGCGGAATCCATCGTCAGCCCGCGCTGCATGGCGTACGTGTCCAGACGCATAGAGAGCGCCATCAATCCGACCGCGATGCGCCTAATCTCGTTTCCCACATTAGAATCCTCCTTCAAACCGTTTCCTAGACATACGCTCAACATGTCCGTTTTGATACACCCGTATCGGGAACTTGAGCAAGTCCAAATCGACCACGGGCTCCGGATAACATCGGCAATTTGGGCAGCACCCCGCGTGGTAATGCCCAAGTGTATTGTTAGAGGGCGAGCCATCAACGCGTCGTAGAGGAAACAAGTCCTCTGGCGCCGGCGGATCACTCCACCGGATGAGTACGCCGCTCATGTGTCTGTGACTGTTGCGCGTCCTTCCATCGCCATTGTTCCCTCCGCACGCCCGCCACACATACCAGTCAAGACCAAGGTCTTCTGCGCGAGCCTGTACCAGATTTGTCTGTGTCATGGAGACCTGCGTTCGTGCGATCAGCTCTGCCCGGGCCCTCGTTTTCTCAGGGAACATCCTCCGTATTTCATCAGCGATGTCCGACGCTCTGCGTCCCTTCATAGCTTCTCGGTCAACATATGCCGCTACATCGTCGGCGATATTCTTCGGGAGCGTACTGATAAGGTCAGCGTTCTCCTTCACAAGTGCCCGTATTCGCACACCACGGGCCCCAAGTAGTTCTTTTTGAAGGGCTTTGTATATCTCCCTGCCCTTGCCACTGTTTCGCGCCGCCTCGCGCCATGTGCGCCCCGTATCGTCGAACAGTCCCGTAACCATCTTCAGCGCGATCGCCTCCGAGAGCCGGATGAAGTCTGGCATATGAGTGATTCTCTCAAGCGTCGAAATAATCCGATGGGGATCGCTCGTCTCTCCAGCGCGCATGACAATCCCCTTTGCGATGTCGAGGAGCGCCTTGCGGAACGCTATTTCAATCCTTCGTTTCGGCATCCATATCGGCTGATTCATTTACTGGCTCCTTATGTGCAGGATCCTGTTCTGCACCACCGCCGAAAACTCCATTCATCAAATCGCCCATTCCCTCGTCCGGCTGCATCACCGAATCGTCGGCTTTCTCGATGTCCTCGTCAGTGATGTTGCTCCACATCCCCGTCATCTCGGACTGCTGACGCAGTTCTTTGAGTGCCGTGCGCTGGCTGACCATTCCCGCTTGGAACGCCTTAGTCACGCTGTCCGTGTTCTTGGAGGCAAGATCGGCCATCTCATCATCACGCGGCCGACGGATGGGATTGAATTCGTAGTCCCAGTCGTCAGGAATGGCTCCGAGCGTCGAGATGAACATAATCGGCAGAATCTTATCGTACACCGGGCGAAGCTCCGCTTCCTGCTTCTCTTCGATGGTGTCGTAGTAATTCTGCATGTCGCTCTCGCCCGTGGCGTTCATGCCCGCGGGGCTGCGTCCAAACAGTTTTGTGACGGGTGTTTCTGCCGCACCCGCAACATCCATCATGAATCGGTCGTAGGTCTCCCCGATTCCGCCGAAGGTGTACTGGTGCGTCTCGTACCCATCGTCTTTGTCGAGAATCTGGAGGCTGTTGTTGTTCATCATGGCGTTCATGCCCTGGATGGTGTTGTAGAGCTCCATCTGCGCGTTCTCGTTGCCGGTGGCGAGCAGCTGCCCCATCCCGTCCATTTTCATCACGCGGAGGTTCGCCATGAACGTCAGCATGGCAATGTTCCAGCTGACGTTGTCGCGCTTCTTGAGCTCGTCGATGACATGCTCAAGCTCGGATGCGCCCCAGTAGGTCTCTGCGAGCTGTTCGAGGTACGGAAGCGGCCGCCCCATGAACCGAAGGATTCGGCTGTGGTGCACACGAATACCGACCGTCAGCGCGTCACTGGACACTGTGTAATATTCCGGCATGCCAAATTCAGGATCCGAAATGTCGCTGACGAGTTTATCCTCCGGCGTCACCCCCGACCATCGATCGAGGACGAGCAGTCCCTTGTACGAGCCCGGCATGATCATGTCGTAGTCGAGGGGTTGATCGAGCTGGTTTTCGTGCCCCTCAATCATGATAAGGGCCCCTGCGCCACCGTAGAGACGCCCCCATTTCAGACCTTCGAGGATGCGCCGACTCGTGCGTGTTGTGCGATCGCAGCGCACAATCTTCTTGATCTGGTCGGGAGATAGCTGCGTCAGGATATGGTATCCGTTCTTGAGCATGTCCTCCGGGATAACATCAATGATGCGGCGCACGATCCAGTGCGACCGATAGAGCGCGTTGATCGTCTGCCAGTCCCGCGTGAACCGTGTCAACTGATACTCTGTCGTCTCCAGCGGATTCGGCATGAACACACCGGATCGCGTCATCGGATTCTGAAACGAATCGTTCGTTCTCTGCTGCCGTACGGCGGTCTTTTTCTTTTTGCTCATTCTCTCCTCCTCCATTTCGGCAGCATGGTATGCACATAATAGCGTAGGGCGTCCATCGCGTGATCTGCCTGCTTGACGGGCTTCTCCTCGCCCATCCGGGCGGCGCGCTCATCCCAGACGTAGCTTTGGAATTCGTCGATCATCGGCTGGCATCGTGTGCGGTGGATGCGAATCTTCTTCTTGGTCAGGAGCTTTGCCACCTCGCGGATTCCGTCGTTGACGCTGTTGTCTGCGTCCTTCACGCGGAATCCTCTCCCTTGGCACTCGAGCTTGAAGCTCGCCGCCGAGGGGTCAATGACGATAAAATCGGGGTGCTCCTCGCCGACCATCTTCTCGAGGTCGTCTGCGTACTGCGCGTCGGTCTTTTGTCGCTGCTCCTTGCGGCTGTCCCAGTAGTAGAGATTCGGGATCCAGATTGTCTCTCCGTCATCGTAGATGTCGAGAAAGACCATCGGGTTCTTCGTGCCGTAGTCGCACGCGATAAAGCGGCGGCAGCCGGTTTTGAGGGTGGTCGGGGATTGTGCATCGTCAAAGAGCAGATCGTCGCTGAACATGTCGTATATGACGCCCTCGGCGAGCACCCACAAACCAAGTACCATACGCTGAAACCACATGCCGGAGTATGAGGTTCTCAGGTTATTCTTGAACTCCTCGTCCAGGTTCGGATTGTCGTCCAACTCAAAATGCACCACTCTCACAAGTCCATCACGGAGCTTCTGCTCGCTCGTGACGTACTCCTTGTAGAGGTAGTGCATTGGTGAATCTGGATTTGTTGTGCTGTATAGCCTAGCGCCCGGTACGCTGAGGCGGTTGAGGAGTTGCTTGAAGAACCGCTCGGGCATGAGTGTTAGCTCATCGCAGTACGCCCCCGCGAGGGTCTTTCCTCGGATGAACTTCTCCGAACCTTCGTCCTTCGCACCGACGACCTTGATTCGACGCACATGCTCGCCGTCTGCATCCCGCCAGAACACATCCATCGATCCGCTTTGGCGGTTGTAGTGGTAGTTCTCCTTGCCGATGGTGTCGAACAGATCGTTGAGGACGTTGTCGTAGATCGTGTCTTTGGACACACCAGTCATGAGGAGCAGCCCCGGCGGCCCCGTCATGATGTAGTTGAGCCATTTGGGAATCATGGCGACGGTCTTGCCGCTGCGGACGCTCCCCTCGAGAATGTTGATGAAGGCGTCCTCCTCAATGGGCTTCTCGATGAAGTCCAGTGCCTTTGTACCCCAGTCCTTAAACTCCATTAGGGCGCGTCCTCCTCTCACGAGCCTTTTTCAGAGACTGCACAAGCTGCACCATTGTAGATTGCTCCGGCTCTTCCAGCTCGGCGATAGGACTTCCTTTGGTCATTCCGGGCCTGCCGACATCTGCTGCTTCGAGGCGCGCCTGCCGCTCGAGCTCGATGCCCTGCACGAGGTAGTCCAGTATGTTTTTCGTGGACAGGCTCTCATCGTCCAGCCGCAGGAGAGCGGTCATCGCCTTCTTTTGGAGGGCCTGTGCCATCGTCATGTGGTCTTTGAGCATTTTGCGGACGGCTTCGCGCGTCTCCTCCATGCTGATGCGCTGCAGCTCGTTATCGTACGCCCGTGCTCGCTCTACCCAGTCCCATGTGCGGCTCCATCGCTCGATTAATTTCAGCGATTTTCCCAACTTTTCCGCAACGCTCGCGAGACGACGCTTTTTCTTCGCGCCATCTGTCTCGTGGCTCATATTGCGGTAGAGAAGAAAGGCCTCATAGGCGACCGAGGATTCACCCGCTTGGCGTTCCCACAGTTCCTGTTCGGTCGATATTTTCCGGCTCATGCATCCACGTCACCTCCTGCGGTGGCCTCCATGACCTCATCCAGTGTCATTGTCACACCGTCCCGCTCTACGGTGACGGTCTGCTTGCCACTGGTCTCGATGTACCGTCTGATGATAGCGTCAACGTACCGCGGGTCAAGCTCCGTTGTGTAGCAGATGCGCCCTGTCATCTCCGCCGCAATCAGCGTTGACCCGCTGCCGCCAAAGAAATCTATCACGAGATCACCCGCCTCGGTGCTGTTCGTGATAGCACGAATCGGAAGCTCGACGGGCTTCTGCGTCGGGTGCACGGTCTTGCTCTCGCGAGCGACCTCCCAGACGGTGTTCTCGCGGCTTTCTTGGTACAAACAAATGCTGCGCCCCTCGCTCAACCTTACATAGCGCACCTTCTTGCCCTTTGGCATCTTGTCCGTGAGGTAGAGCTTGTTGCCCGTGCCATCCGTCAGAACCACACCGCCCGTGAGCGTTGTCGCCATGCCATCTGCACCGCGCAGGACGACGTTCCATGTCGTACGCTGCGCACGGTCGCCGCACCACTTTGCCTGCTGCCCAGCTTTCTCGGCGTAGAAGCACGGCTCATGCGCCCACTGATAGTCTGCGTGCCCGAGGACGGGCGCGTTCTTGACCCAGATGATGTACTGCTTCTCCATGATGCCCGCTGCGATCATGGCGTCTTCGAAGTCGCGGCGCGTACTCGATGCGTGCCAGATGTAGAAGGCGGCATCGTCCGCCGTGCTGCGCATGTAGTTGCGGAACGCAGGGACGAGAAGCTCTGCCATCAGATCATCGTGCGTTTTGTCGTCGTTCGCGATCATATCGAACTTGCCGCTCTGCGTCTTGTAGCTGACGCCATACGGTGGGTCTGTGTGTACAAGCTGCGCCTTGCGCCCGTCCATCAGTCGCTCAATCGTCGCCGTATCTGTTGCGCTACCGCAGACGAGGCGATGATTCCCGAGGTGCCAAAGGTCGCCGAGCTGGGAAAATGGCTTGTAGTCATCATCTACCCCCGGCTCTGCGTCTGCGTTGTCATCTATCGTATCATCCGCGCCCTCCATCGACGCGATGATTCGCTGCAGGTCTTCCTCTGTGAATCCGGTCAGCTCCACGGGTACGATTCCTGTGTCCATCTCCTGCACCATGTCCATCAGCTTACCCATATCGAGATCAGCAAGCTCCGCGATGCGGTTGTCTGCGATAAGGTCGGCGTGCTCCTCCTCCTCGCTCGCATAGTCTTGGTACTCCACGGGTGCGGACTTCCACCCCTTTTCCTCTGCTGCCATTCTGCGTCCGTGTCCCTTTGTAATGAGACCGCTGCGCTTGCTGACGGTGATCGGCGCTCTCCATCCCGTCGCTCGCATGATGTCA